AGTTCGACCAACTACTCAGCGACCTCGCAGACGGCACCATCGAGGGCTTGTGCGTCTATGACTGTGACCGGCTGGCCCGGCAACCGCGTGACCTGGAACGCCTGATCGACCTGTACGAGGCCAACCCCAAACTAGTGTTTGCCACCTGCCAGGGAGATATCAACTTAGGCACAGCAGACGGTCGGTTCATGGCCCGCATCTTGATCAACGTGGCTAACAAAAGCAGCGCCGACACTTCCCGCCGGGTCGCCAGGGCACATCTTGCGAACGCGCAAGCGGGCATACCAGTTGGCGGTTCCAGACCCTTTGGCTGGTCGGCCGACAAACGCGCTCTTGAACCCGATGAGGCCACCCTGATCCGCCAGGCAGCCACGGACATCATCGCCGGTAAAGGACTTCATACGATCTGCCGAGAGTGGAACCTACAGGGGATAACCACACCCAGGGGCAACCTGTGGCTGAAACCCGTCTTGCGCAACGTCATGCTGTCGCCTCGCTTGGCGGGGTTCCGGGTCTACCGGCGCGAGATCGCCACCGATGAGTCCGGCCAACCAGTTATAGGTCAGCACCAGCCGATCTTGGACGTGCAGTTGTGGGAAGCGGTCAGGGCTGTCATTCTCGACCCAGCCAGGTCGGGGCCACACGTTCACTACGGGGGGCGGAAATACCTACTTAGCGGTATCGCCCGTTGTGCATTGTGTGGAGCGTTCATGCGAGGCAACGCCGACGCCAAGTGGAAAACCTATTACTACCAGTGCCGGGGCTGTGGAGGCGTGGCGATTGCCGGGCCTAAGACGGACGCCCTGGTCACAAAATTGGTCCTGGGTTATCTGGCTAACCGGCAAGTGGAGGCTAAGCCTGAGACGTGGGACGACACCGAACTAGAAGCGGTCACGACCCAGATTGCCGAGCTGATGGCGGCCTACACCTCGCGGCGTCTGTCCGGGTCGGTCGTGTTTGCGGCGGTTGAAGAGTTAGAGCGCCGGGCGGCTGAGTTGCGGTCAGAACAATCGTCCTACGTCAGGCGGCAGGTTCGCGCGTTGCCGGTTGACATAACGTCGGCGTGGCCAACGCTGGCGATGGAACAGTGGCGGGATGTGATTGCGGCGGTGTTGCCTCCGGTGACGATTCACCCGGCAACACGGAAGCAGGGTCGGCGCTTTGACGCTTCACGGATAGAAGTATTTGGCAGACTTTAGCCCACTGGCGCTCCGATAACGGGGGAGCGGCCCTAAGCTGCGCCTGAACCCAATCCATGCCTCCAGTGGAACGCTCTATCACTTCCCTCTCTGGTTGAGGTTTGGGGATTTGGTATAATTAAATTGCTCTCTGGTCGAGCCTGTGGGTTTCAGCAATTTCCCTATAGGCTCCGAAAAAGGCCAACCGCCCTCAAAGCTATTAGGGCGGTTTTTTCGTGCTTGCAATGCGCTTTCGCTCGGCGCATAACAGTTCAATAGACCCTTAACATTGGAGCTGTTATGCCTAATTTCCAAACCCTCCCCATATCTCCCAACCTCAACCCCGCAGGATCGGGCTTATGAAAAGCGCGCGCGTTGCCGAACGCCTAGCCTGGCAGATCGGCTCGGCCATGCTGATAATGATTGTCGGGCTGGCGTTTGTAACCTCGTTTGAGGCGATCTCGTCATTCGCGGCCAAGACCGGCGCGGTGCGGCCGGCACTGGCCTGGGCCATTCCGTTGATCATCGACTGTGCGACCGTCATGGCCTCCGTGCTGTGGCTCGTACGCAGCTTTCAGGGGGAGCGGGCCGGGCGTGTCCTGGTCGTGGTCGGGCTGTCCGCTGTGACCTCTACCGGCTTCAACCTGGCCCACTCTCCGCACCACATCGGAGCCTGGTGTATCGCCCTTGTGCCGCCTGCGGCGCTCGTGCTCTGCGTGGAGCTGGGACTGACCGAACTGAGGCGCGCCGTGAGACGCCAGGAGGCCCTATTTCTCGGCCCCGGCGCTAGTGGCGGCGCGGGGGCGGCCATTCGATCTTCAGGCGTGAACCTGGGGCCACTGCTGACGGCCCTGGAAAGCGCCTCAGCTACCGGCGAAGTGACCGGGGGAACGCTATCGCGGGCACTCGCGGCCCAAGGCCACGAGATCAGCGAACGGGACGCCCGCCGAATCCTGGCCGTCATGCGTGACCAGGACGCCGGACTGGAACTCGTGGCCGACTAGCGGCGCGCACGCGGCGCGCCTATAAAACACAAGCCCCGCTCGAAAGTGAGCGGGGTTTTTCTTGTGCCCTGCTCCGGGGACTAGAAGCCGGAGCAATCGAGATTTTCGGTGAGGTGGAATAGTTATTTAGTTGTGACGAAATTTCTATGGTGAAACCGACAGATGGATTTTGCGAACGCTTATGGTTCTAGTCCTATTGGTGCAAGCGGTTACGCTTATGCCTATATTAGAACTATGGGCAATAAACGCAAGTATCCCCAATACCTCAAAGCCCTGGCCAATTTGCACGACCGCGTATGGCCGGAGTATTCAGAGCGGCTATTCATTCAGACTATGGGCCAGTGGTTCTTTTGGCGACACAACTTCAAACACCAAGGCACCGTTGGCCCCTACCGGCCGGACTTTGTGAGTTACACAAAAAGGCTCATCATCGAAATCGACGGCAAAACCAAGGAGCCCAAGGACGTTGTTAAACTCCAAGAGTTTTGGGACTACCAGCAACAGCGGGACAGCTTCTTGCATCGGAGGGGTTACAGTGTTTTGCATTGGCAGTTCCGGCTTGTGCGGGATTACCCGCGTGAAGTGAAACGTGAAACGAAACGCTGGGCTAAAGACCCGACGAAATATAAACAGGGGCGGTGGTCTTAAGACCGTCCGCCTTAGCGTAGGTTTGCGTTTGGTGGAGTGATTTGGCCTGGGCCGCTTCGACGGTCAGTTCATTCACTTCCCCACTCACATCACGGTACTTGGCGACCGCTGCATCAGCCTTTAGGCCGAGCTTAATGGTCTGAGTTGCGGCGATACCATTGGCGATCCACAGTATCACCGAGAGTATGAGCTTTAGTCTCATGCGGCCATTATCGCACAAAATTCTTATGCGGTTTTTAGGGGCGTTTTGGGTGTATAACTTTTATGTTCAAGGGATTATTTGACGGGGGGACTTTGATATTGTCTAATATGAGCTACCAGATATAGAGACCACTCCCCCACCCGAGTGGATGCCTTGGTCTCAGGTGCTTTTTAGCCGTAACATAGCATTTTTGGTAGCCTTTTTAGTTGGAGTGGGGTAGTCAGTTCTTGCGCCTGGGTGGTGTCTAACATGACAAGGATTGCACAACCAAATTACCTCTAATGGTCTGCTGTAATCTTCATGGTGAGCACTCATTCGCCCGGTGCTTCGGCCGACTGTTGAGCCGCAATGGTCACACGTTGGAGACGGTTTAAGCCACCCTTTTTTGACACAATAAGTAACGGCGTAGTGAGCAATCACGTACTCACTCCGATGACGTTTTTCATATTCATAATGAGCGCGCCTGGCATGCTCATCGCTGCAATATTTACGAGCGGGGTTAAGGCCAAGGAGACTAGCGCCACACAAACGACAATCGCCTAAATTAACCGCCGGCAACTTTGGCTCACGCGGGGGCCTGGGTGGGCGCGGTGGTTTAAGTGCATTAAGACGCTCCCGCCGTAAACGGTGCTCTACCCGCTTGCTGCATTTCTTGCTGCACCACTTTGCACTTTCGGCTCTATTGTTAGGCTTGCCGCATTCACCACACATACGATTCATACAAACTCCCCTTTGCGAACTGTGCCGGGGGTCGTAGTATAGAGACTACGACGCGGGCGCAATCCGCGTCTTTTATTGCCATAATTGTAACGATAACCCAACCGTCTTACAATGTTGTCAAATGGATAATTCTAATGCTCAAAAAATGACGATCACTTATGTTCCAGTCGGACAGCTGACCCATGCCGAATACAACCCCCGGACATTGAGCCAGGGCCGCTTTGAAGACTTGCAGCGCAGCATCGATGAGCTGGACATGCTAGAGCCCTTAATCGTTAACCAACGTAACGGCCGGCTCGTGGTGGTTAGTGGCAACCAACGGCTCGAGGCCATGAAAGCGGTCGGACATACTGACGCCCCATGCCACATTATTTCGGTGCCGCTGGACAAAGAGAAAGTCATTAACGTGCGCATGAACAAAGCCAGTGGGGAGGACGACACGTCGGCGCTGGTGGAAATTTTGATGAGCATGGAAGAGCTAGACCGCGAGTTGACGGGCTGGGGAGAGGACGAGATTTTGAAACTCCAAGACGGCTTTGTCGACGATGAACTAAAGGACGACGCGGAGCAAAAGGCCGACCGACCTAAGTCATACACCAAAGAGCAGTTAATGGACTTTGCCGGCAACTACGTCGACCCCGCTGCCGCCGAGCAATTTATAAGTTGGTTGCCGTGAAGCTCGTTCGCTATGACTCCCGCCAATTTATGAGCGGCTGGACTGTGTGTGTCTTTTGCGATAAGCGTATAAAGTATTTGCTCGACGCGGTGCTGGCGCTGGCGATGTTAGAAGAATATGAACTGTGCCGCGAGTGCATGTGGCGCACGAACAATGTACCGCTAGACGATTCACTGGTGATGCTCAAGGTGATTCAATGAGCAGCCTAATACCGATCCGGCTCGTGCTGATTATTGCGGGTTGTCTGACCGGCATGTTGTTTGTCGTCGGCATTCTGTTTTGGAATACCAAAGAGTACGCCTGCTTACAGGGCAAGCACTACTATGGCGATTACATGACCGTAATGTCAGTGGGGAAGTTGGAGCTACGGTTCAAGCAATGGGGCTGTGATAACTACCTCCGCTATGATCCCTCACAGTTCAAAACGGGAGTGCCCAATTTGCAGTACGTCCCGACCCAATAGTCGGAATCGTTGACATACCCGTCAAGTCGCACAATGTTATAATGAAAGCACGAAAAGAACTTGTAATCCTTTTCGTGGCCGTCTCCTTATTTGGGGCCTCACCTCCCCTTGCGTTATAGAGCCTACCTGCTGGCGGGCTCTATTTTTGTGGAGCAGTTATAATGACTATATAAAGAGGTGAGTGTCTAATGCCCTATGCTATTTCCACGATCTTTCTAATTATTTACTTTGCCCTGATCGCGCTGGCCGACTTTGCAATCTGGGTCGCACCCGGCCTCTTGGTTGGAGTGGTGGCCGCCATCATCGGTGTTGCTCTGGTTGCCCGCAAGTAATTAAATAACTCCCACTGTCATACGCAGGGGAGTTATTTAATTCTTATTCCTCTTACAAGCTGGCTGCGGGCATGTCCCCCACAATCCGAGTAGCTCTCTGAAGCTACGCCTACACTTGAACCTGGGCCTGGTTATTGACGACTGGCATCGTCTACGCACATAGTAACATGAGTTATCCACAGAAAACTGTGTATAAACCGCCAAAGCTGGGGATTAGTTGACGCTTTAGCTTTGGATAAGGTACTATCCATACAGTGATTAAGTATCGCAACTCGATCACTAATCCAACAGAATAGTTGAGGGTTGTTGACCGAGAAAGTCAGGTGTGTTAAGCTTTTCTTAGCGATACTTGATCGATTAACCCCTCCGGGGGTTTTTCTTTTTTCTCCGACGACTGGCAGCACTATTCTCACGGTCCAGTACTTTACGGTCTGAGATTCACCTCTGATGGGGGTAGAGATACCCCGGCCGGCCGCTACCGGCTTCCAATAGGGGAGATTGGCAGGTCTCTTCTGGGAATAACCTGCTATCACCAGGGGTGAAGCAATCCGTACCGGCACCGTCCGCGACAGCGTACATTCATAGGTTGATAGTAAGAGTGGCGGAATAGGTAAACGCTAGCGCACCTGTTGGGTAGCTACCGCGAGGGGTCGCCAATTGTGGTCTGGCCAGAGCCCTTAAAGTCTGTGCATAGAGGGGCGTATAGCTCGCCCCGTAACCAGAACCCATGCGAAGTGACTATACGAGTTGCAAAGTACCGGAAACGTGGCTTCGGCCGACAACTGTAGGGAAACGTCTCGGCAAATCTTCGCCTCTTACTACCAGCCTACGAACACAAGCGCATAACGGTATAGCACTCGCCGAGACCAGAGGCGTCCCCCGCTCATGCATAGATTTTTTGATAAACCTATGCATGAGTACCGTGCAACCCGAGTGGGGCTAACAAGAGGCGTCCAAAGGATTTTGGACACGGGAGCCGTCCCGGAGGGCATTAAACCTGGGCGATTTATTGTGATACCCAAACCAACCAAGAAGATTAAGGAAAGCAAACCTCTCACTCGCAAAACCCCGATAGTGGGTAAAAGTGGGTCAGGTAAGACGCTGCGTAAATCCCGGCTAAAGCAGCAGGGGAAAGTTGCTCAGACATGGACAGCTTACCGAGCCGGCTGGCTTAACCGACACCCGCCAGACTGGAAAGGGAACTATAGCTGCGGCATTTGCGGGCAGTTTGTTCACGTCACCGAAGTTACCCTAGACCACATTCTGCCTCGGTCTAGGCGGCCTGATTTGCGTTATACCGATTCCAATATTCAGCCCGTACATCTGGTGTGCAATGGAATTAAAGGATCAACCTAACTTTAGTATTGACACCCCTGTCAACCTGTGTTAAGTTCAATATGTACAAGGAGACTTTACTAAAAATGCAAAACAACTTAACAAAAACCGATCTGGGTGGGCTTGAGCTGCTCTATTACATGCTCGCCACCATCATCTATTCGGCCCGGTTTAGCATCTATATTATTAAGCGTTCCGGCTACGCCACCAAACTCTTGTTCCCGCGCTATGTGAAGTTCATTAGTCACGAGCTGGGCCTGTTAGTCCCGATCTTCAAAGGCTCTAACATTGTCTTTCTCGACCCGGCTGGGCCTGCGCACGTGGACAACTATCACACCCGTTACGAGCAATCCGCCCGTGGCAACGTGGGGGAGAATGAGTGGGGGTTCGCCGGCACCAAAGTAAAGGTTGGCGCGTAAATGCCTAGCGAATACTTTAACGACTACGTTAAGCCCTTGACCGATGAACTAGAACGAATGCTCGACGAATATGAAATCCCGTTCAGTGAAGTTAGCGAAGAAGAAGCCTGCACCTACTGTGGTAATCGCGTTCCGTTTAACTTTCTGCTCTGGAGCGATCACAACAACCCGTATTGCTCCATTGAGTGCCTAGACAACAACACTGAGGAATTTGGTAAGGGCTATAAAGCCTGGTTGGGGAGGAAAGTATGACCTTTTACTCGTACGTCGATCGCCAGAACAACTTAATTGTGAAGCGTCTTATGAGTCCACAAGAGGTTCAGGACGCGCGCAAAGTCTGGCGGCGCTACTTGGGCCAGTTTGACGCCCCCGACCACGCACAGGCCCGGAAAATAGCTCAGGAGATATTTCGATGAAGCCCAAGACCGAACGCGAAATAGCTCAGGAAATGATCGAGCAGTTTATCATTGACTTCAAACCCGGCTCCGCTTATTTGAAAGATAGGGAAGCAGCCTACATCAAAAAGGTTCAGGAAGCCCGGCTTAATGACCGCCATAAGGAATTAGATTAATGGCTGAGACAACCAACCTAGCTACGGCCCTGGCCAAAGTCCAAGGGGAGTTACCGAAAATCCCCAGGAACAAGAATGCCAACTATGGCACCTACGCCGATCTAGATAGTATCCACGAGGCAGTATTTCCCATTCTTTCAAGTCACGGCCTGGCCTGGACAACCCTGATCGGGACTGATGAGGCCGGCAACGATGTTTTGAACTACCGCCTAATCCACGTATCCGGCGACACCCTAGAGGGCAGCTTGAGGCTCCGGCTCACCCAAGACAACATGCAACAGTTGGGGAGCGCTGTGACTTACGCCCGGCGCTACGCCATCTGTGCCGTGATCGGCATTACCGCCGATGAAGACGACGATGGCAATACGGCCTCAGGCCGCAGCGCCGATGGCAAGGGTGAAACCAAGAGCGCCCCTAAGCGTTACCCGGCCCGGAAGCCCGATGTATTCCCGGAAGAGCCGGCCATCGATATCCATGAAGATGTGCCCGTGACCAAGGAAACTTTGACCAAGTTATTTGGCGGCATGAAGCTCAAGGGCTTCACTGACAAAGCCAAAGTGGACGGGATACTAAACAACCTGGCCGCGTCCCAATACAGCACCCCCTTAACTGAGCTGTCCGAAGCCCAAGGCTCCGAGCTTATGAGCATCTTGGTTAAGACCGACAAGGGGGCATTGGAAATGTTAAGTAAGGAGGTAGCATGAAACTAACTAAACAACAGGAACTAGACGAGTTCAAAGAGGACTACAGCTCATTTAAAGCCCTAGCCGACTCTATTACCAAGCAGATAGCTAGGATTAATGCCAAGTTAGAGGGCGCGGAGGAATGGCCGAAAGAGGGAGATGAGTATTGGTGCGTCACTGCTAGCGGTGTTCTCTTAAACCACGCGTGGGAGAACGACGCTAGGGACCGCGAGGCGAGATCGATGGGCAACGTATTCAAAACCGAAGCCGAAGCCGAACTCCACAAACTACGCCTACAGTCAATGGCCCAGCGCTGGCGGCCGGGAGATGGGGGGCGGTATTGGTATGCGCAGCGGGAGGGCCGGTTCGAGAGGGCGGCGACATTCGATCCTCAGTTATACGTAGTTGACAAGACCAACTACTGGATAGGTAACTGCCACCCCACGGAAGCAGCCGCTAGGGAGTGGTATTCCAAGTTTGGCAAAGCGTTTGAGGTGCCAGAATCATGACAACGGATCTAGTTGTAGTTTGGGCGGGTACCGGCTTTGCCCTAGTCTGCATGCTTGGGCTTGTCATAGTAGCGCTACTTAAAGAGACATTCCATGACTAACCCAGAACTCTGCACCAACCCCAACTGTGAGACAGCCCCGTATTCCCCTCATGAGCGCCTGCCGGAGTGCCCGGAACTAAAGCAAACATGGCGCACAGCCCCGGTCGGTATTACTTGTAGCGCGTGTGGGTCGAATTCCGGTTATCCCATCACTTACGATTGGTGGCTGAAACACGTCGACCCATTGCATCGATTTAAGTATTGGCTTAAGCGGAGATTCAAATGAATCCCACCCCAACGAACGAGCCAACACTGGACGAATGCCTAGAGCGAATCATAAATGACGTCTTCACCGCTGGACGATTATACGGCCAAGGGCCGGTTCCGGCAGACGATTGGTTCAGGGAAACGCGATCCCCGGTTCAGGCCCTGAAGAACCTCATCACTCAGGTAGTAGAGCAAGTAATCGGGGAAGATGACCTGAGCAATCCAGACCTTGCCCCCAGTATAAATCTTCAGCGAAACAGACTCAGGTTCGAGCAACGCGCCAGACTAAGTCAATTGAAAGGAGGCGGAGATGGAAGATAAGATATCAGCCGCCGTTACGGTTTTTGCCGGGAAGAAGTGTAAGGAGTTCGAACCCCACTGCTTCACCTGTATGGCTTGGGAAGTCCTACCCGACTGGTTGGAGCAGGAACACCCCAAGTTAATCGCTCAGGCCCGGAAAGAAGCGGTAGTAGCCGAACTACAAGCCCTGGCAAACAGCCATAACTGGCGGGTACAGCTCGAAGATAGGCTAGCCCAACTCCAGCATAAAAACACCAAGGAGGATTGAATGGAAAATAATTGTGTAAGTTTGGAGACGGCGAAGAAGCTTGATGCGGCAGGATTTCCTACAGACCCAGCGCTTGCTTGGTTCGAGGTAGAGGGTGATGAGTTTCCAGCTTACGTGGCGCCCTACACGGGCGAGGAAGACCAGCAACGCGCGTGGACGGCTCAGGAGATAGCCGACCAGCTGCCGGACCATGAAACTGTGCGCTTATACGCCGGTCATACTCGTTCGGACTTTCCGCGCATGTACCGGGCATTAGCTGGAAATGAAACGGCCGAGGCAGACACCATGGCTGAGGCTTTAGCAAATTTGTGGCTGAAACTTAACACCAAGGAGGCAGACAAGTGAGAAAGTTTGTATTCCATGCCACCGTTGACGTGGTAGTCCAGGATAGGCAATCGAAAGAAACAGATCGTATGCGCTCCAGGCCCACGGTCGTTGCTGAAGGTAGAACCGAGCAAGAGGCACTAGCCAAGGCGCGCAAAGATCAAGTAGCTAAGTATGAAAATGAGTATTGGAAAGTTGTTTCGATGGCTTTCTGGGTGGAGCTTACCCGAGACATTACCGAGCCTGACCAGCTACCGGCTAAGAATAGGGTTGCTGTCAATAAATCTAACACCCCCGCCGATGGGGAGGGAGGAAACGATGCGAAAGATTAAGACACCATACGATTACCACGCGGAGTTGATGCAGGAATTTGTCACCATCTTAGTCGTGACGCTTGGTGTTGGAACTACATTGGCGCTTGCGGCAATGGTGTGGTGGCTAAATCAATAAGCAGGCATAGAAAAACCCCCGCTACAACACTGTAACGGGGGACGGATTAGGCGGCGTGCGCTCTTTCATAAGCTTCTTGAACGGCCTTGGGGAGTCGGCCCCGCTCCGGCACGGTGTGACCGTTGGCCTTGGCCCAGGCACGAGCGGCCGATTGCTTACCCGGTTGGGCCGGCTTGGCGGATCGCCGCTTGCGGGTACCGCCCTTACCAGAGACCTTGCGGGCCTTGTCGGTGAACCGTCTGACCGCTTCCCAGAACATTTGCTGGTTAGAGTCGGTCAGGTCAATCTCAAACTGCTGGTCGGCAACACTGAAACGAAAGACTGTGGCCCCAGCCTTGCCGTCCAGGTCGTCAACAATTGCCTGTGCCACGGGAACTCCCATCGTCGTCGGAATGTGGCACTATAAATTTAACACGCCAGGCTTGACGGACTTGGTTAAAGATTGGAGGTTTGGGTACCGAACATAGCCACGTTGACCGATCGCCCCAAGAGTGACATGACAGGATTGGTCACGGGGGAAATCCAATGTGTTATAACTATGTTTTTCCACTTCCGAGGCTCGTAGCCTCAAACCCACGCCGTAAAGTCTACATTGTGCGACCCGAACACTTAACTAGAAAGGAGCCCGATATGAACAGAAAACCCGGAGACTACTTTGAATTTCAATACCAAAACAAGATGAGCTGGGACGAGTGCAAGGCATTCGTCACGCGCGGGGGCAATTACAGGGAGCTAGCGGCCAAGCTCGGCATCAGCACCCGGCGCGCGTTTGACTGGTGGCATAAAGCTAGAAAGGAGCTTGAGAGTGAGCACGTGTAAGCATATTCACACAAGCATCAATCGGTTTAAGGAGGACATTACAAACGCTTGGTGGAAGCAGGTAGTTTGCCTTGACTGTAATCACGTCCTGTCCGTCGAGCCTGAGACTTTACCCCTAAAAATTGGTAAGGTTAAACCATAACTGGAATAACGTATGAACCAAGACCAATACAACTACGAAACGGATTGGATAGCCAAAATATCAGAGCGTAACCTAGAGTACGCCAAAAACGCCTACGAAAAGCAGCAGGCCGGCGACACCAAGCAGGCTGAGGCCTATATGTGCTACCTGATCGGGAGCCTGGAAAGTTTAAAAGACATGTACCCGGTTCTGTCGACCGATACCGGAGCGGGTACTCAGCCCCAAGCAAAGCGAAAAACATTCGACATCAAGAGAGTTTTACTAGGCCCCTGACTTAGCTATAATAAGGCTTATGATTAAGGAGGCTCAGTAATGGCGGGAACAATCGAGGGAGGACGACAAGCCGCCAAGACTAACAAACAACGCTATGGGGAAGACTTTTTTAAAATTATCGGGGGAAAGGGTGGCTCAATATCCAGCGGAGGCGGATTTTCGTATAACCGAGAGCTTGCCCGAACTGCTGGAACCAAGGGAGGTCGTATATCAGCCGAGAAACGCGCGCGGTCAATTCGGGAAACGGGTTACGATCCCTTACTGCGACGGCAATCACGAGCTTATACACGAACGAGCCCGGAAGATTCAGAGTAGGTACTATCTGACCTGGGGTGTTGCCACCGGCTTAGGCTGGTTTGCCATCTATCTGATCGTGCATTTTTACCATCTCTAAGCATATAATTCTCTTATGCTATATGTCCTGATATTCGGCCTCGCTTACACCCTGGGTTACTACGAGGCGACCCACGACCTATACCGGGGACTGATCGGATTTATCATCGGAGGCGGGAGCCGGCTAGCGTGGTTGCTAGCAGCTGACGTGATCCTCCGGCCCACTGAAAAGCGGGTCTCGACCACCTATGTCACCTGGTTTAAGCATCACTGGAACAACCACACGTCGTGGAAAGTGAAAGGGTGCTCGAACTGCCCTTAGAAGCTGGTTTCAGGCTGACTGGCTTGGGTCGCCAATAGCGAGTTGTAGAGCTTCCAGTACCGTACCGTGGTGAAGTAAATCACCTGGCCGGTCGCGTAGACTGTGCCGTAAATCGGGACGATGGTGTTAAAGGCTGAGTTGCCGTGCAAGAACACAGCCACGGCGCCAATTAGGGGCAGAGCAAAGCTCACCAGCCAATTATGGGTAGAGCTGAAGTTAACCACCTTACCAACCAGATAGTGGACGATCGGGCTAACCACACCGATGATCAGGGCCCATTGCTCGGTGTTGAGTGATTTGATGAAGTCTAACACAATAAATCTCCTTTAATTCTTTTTACCAAACGAACGTATAAGCTTCGCCAACGGCGTAGCGGCTTTGCTGAGTAGTTCTTGGGCCTCCTGTTCAATTCCCAGGAACGTGCTCGCAAGATCATTTTGATAAGCCTCGGCCTCGATGCAGTACCAAGCACCCTTATTGGCACTGTCTGCACCTCGGAAGTACTTTTTACCCTCATAGGTCAGCTCCCCCGCGAGTTTAGTTGGCGTACCCTCCTTGAACTCGACGGGCTGACCCTCACCAGTTAAGTCCTTGGCGAACGCGGCGCGCTGCAACACCTTGTCGGTCGGGTCAGCGAATGGGGTATAGCTGCGCTCGTATTCCGGGCGCGAGTCCACCACTGTCACGGACACATCACCTGAAGCCTGCCCCGTGACCTGCACGGGAGCTGTGGAACTGACAACGTCTGAGGAAGTCGGAGCAGGTTCAGGTGCGGGAATCGGCGTGGTGGTTGACATAACTTCGGGCGTCGGGGGAACCACGGGCGTTTGCTCGGCCGGCACCGGTTCAGCGGGGATCGTGACCGGCTGGGGGCTGGACTTGGTGTACAGATGACCACCAATGAAACTGTAGGCCTCCACGTGCTTCAAAGTGGCGTCCCACGAGTCTGCGATCATGTCCACGTAGGGCATGACTGAGAAGTGCATCGGGAAGCCCGGAGCCGTGAGCTGAGCGATGGCAAAGTTGTTGTCATCGGCTAGAAACTGATTGACCGCTGCTAGGTCGGTCGAGTAGCCGGCCGGCTGAATGCTGAACTGGCTAAGGAAGGCTGGCTACTTGCGACCAGATACGAGGCCGCCACCCGGCGCAAATCCCGCATTGTCTTGGAGCCACTGATTAACCCGTAACGGCGTCCAAGACGCGTCGCCAGTCGTTTCCCAGATGAGATTGGCGATTCCAGTAATAAGACACCCGAAATGATAAATATTGTAATAAGGGTCAGTGTTGTAGCCCAGTTCAGCATTGCTCCACCTGCTATCACGTTGACTGAAGATGCCCGGCAAAGTCACTTAGCCACCCTTTACGCCGGTGCGTTGAACTCTTACTTTAACTTTCTGAACGGATTTGGCGGGTGGGCCGTTTTTGTCCTTAGGCTTGACTGGAACTTTTTTCATACTAAAGTCCTTATACTTAAGTCGATTCTATCACAGCTCAAGCAGTATTACGGTGAGTGGTGAGTGCCTTGGCCAGATACCCTTTGGTCTGGGTCTCGTGGTAGGCGTGAGTAAATTTGCCGGTCTTCTTCTGGGATTGCTTGACGTTGTACTTGGCGTCCTTAAAGGCATACTTCATATCGTTCTTGAGCCTGGTGCGATCCTTAGATGCCTGGTAATTGGCCTTGGCGCTGGCGTAGCCCTGCTGCCACTGGCTAGGCGTTGATCCTTGCGGGGGTAGTTGTGACAGGCCCAACCCGGCGCGCTGTTGGTTGGTGTAGCCCTGGGACGCATTGAGGTAGGCCTGCACTTGCGGGTCTTTGAAGTTCCCGGCGTTCATTTGGGCTTGGACATAGGGGTTAGCTATTGGACCCTGAGTCACATTGCTCGCTAGCTGAGTGCCGCCTTGGGGCAATGACTGGGCCCACTGACTGCGAGCGGCCGTAAGTTGGCTGTACCACGGCGCTAGCTGCCCGTTGGGGCCAGTAATGCCCAGATCGGTCGCCAGGGTGTTGCCGCTCTTGTCGTAGGTCTGGCCCGGCAAGAGCTTCTTGCCGGCCTGGTACACGAGGTACTGAGTAAAGGCTTGGGGATTGTTGGCCGCCAGGTCATATAACGGATCGTGGTTCGGCTGCGACAGCTGCCACTGAACGTACTTGGTGGTAAAGCCAGGGTTCGACAATAGGTCGGCGTAGTCGCTCGGCTTGGTGAGGTTATTAGCGGTGAAGACCTGATTGCCATCGGCGTCTTTTTTGGTTGGGTTAATCTTGTTAAACAAAGCTAACTCATTGGGGTTGAGCGAGTTCTGAAAGTTGGTGAGGCTTTTGCCGTAAGCAATCGCCTGTTGGTAGGCCGGGTCATTGGGGTCACGCGCCACCCGCAAACCTGCAACGTTCAGGGCCGATTCTGCCAGGTTTTGATTGCCCGACTGGTACTTGTTGAACTGACCCACCGGGATCGGGACTTTGCTTTTGACCGCGCCCACCACGTTATCAACAAAGTTGGGGTTAGCGTTCTTGAACGGATCGACGAGGGGTTTGCCGTAGTAGTCCTTACCCGTAGCCGCTTCGGCCAGGGTAGAGAGGCCGGCGCTCAGGCGAGCCGACAAGTAATGACCGGGATCGGTAATGGCGCGGTAGATTTCCGGCAAGTCGGTCGAGGGGAGTTTGGCCACGATCTTTTGGCCCTTGGGGTTCGTAAACGGTAGCGGAATGTTGGGGTCGAGCACGTCATTCTTGAAGCCTTGTTGTAGGTTCTGGGAGAACTGACCCGTGGTAGCCTTACGCGCTAGCTCGGTGGCTATGGCTACGAAGATGGCCGTACCCATTATTTGACGCCAGGCCATGCCCGCCTTACTAAAGGTGCCCTTATCGGGGGCGAACCATGCCCCGGTAGCGTTGTTGTAAATCGCGTCCTTACCCACGGCGTTAGCCCAAGTCCGAATTTTGCCCTCCCAAAAGTCGGGAGCTAGTGCGATCATGTGGGCTGCAAACTGCACCACGGGATTGCGGTTAATGACTTGGAGGTTAAGGCCCCCATAGCGGTTGTTGACATCATCAGCCGCGCCGCGCAACTTATCGAGCTGGTCAGCCGTTGCCCGCGCCGGATCGGTTATGCCGAGGCGCTTGGCCTCCATCAGCATCGTTTCTTTTTTCATCAGCGCAATCTTGCGCTCGAACAGGGCCGAGGCGTAGGGGTTAAACTTCTCTAGATCACCACCCTTAAGGGCATCAAGCGCGCTGCGAACATCAACTCCCTGGAAGCTGGTTAGGTTAGCCTTGGCGAACAGATCGTCCCAACCGTGTTGGTTAAACCACTCGGCGCGTTGGTCAAAGGCTTTCTCGCTGAAAAACGCGTGGTTCATACGCGCGGTGGCCGCTACGCTGTCAGCGGTTCGGGTCGGGGATAGAGTGGCGCTCAGCAGTTCTTGTCCGCCAAACCGGATGGAAGTGTTGGCGTCGTGGAACCCACCACCTAGAAGCATCGTCTGCTTGCCACCACGGTTAAGGGCTGACACGCTCTTAAGGATCGTTCTCATGGGGGTAGTCATGCCCTCGACATTGATGCTGCGGAAGCCCTGTAATGAGCGGTACAACTTGGGCGAGAGAGCGTAGTTTTCCATGCCAGAGATACCCGATGGAATGAAGCTCTTGCCCTCAGCGTCACGCGGTAAGCCCTCGCTGTTGATATCGGCGATCCCCCTGGGGTCAAGTTTCTGCACGCCGGAGATAAGGGCGTTGACCCGCGCCGCTTTCATTTCGCTGCGACCATAGGTGCGGAGCATGTCGCCAATACTCATTTTCTGAAGTTTGAATCCGGCAGCGCGGGCTTCACGAGCTGTATTAAAGATACGTTCGTGGGCCGCCATACCCTTAAACTTGCCTTGGCGCATGTCCTCATACTTAGCTGCATCGCCAGGGTCACTCAAATCCAATAGATGCTGGAAGTAGTGTTGGCGGTATGGCAAAATCTCGCCCGATCCACTGCGTATTGAGTGGGCCAGGTCGGTCGTTTCTTTTGTCTTAAGAATCATATCAAGCGCGGCTTGAGGGTTCTTGGGGTTAATCTTACGGGCTATTTCCGCCGCCTCGTCGGGGTGTTCGATAGCGTCAATAAAGAGGTTGGCGTTGCGGTAGCTTTTACCCACTACCCGGTCTAGTTCGTTGGCTGTGACCACGGTCTTTTGCTTCACTATTTCCGGGGCCGCAAAGCCGTTGCTGCGAACGTCGCCAATGTTGCGTACCTGAGGCAACTGGTAGGGGGCGGGGGCGTTCTTCTGAGCATCTATGGCCGCCTGAGTCTCGGCGTCTTCCTGTTTGCCTCGGTTGATAAAGTCCTCAGCCTTGTTGATTACTGGTTGGTCTGGTGACACCTCAGGCTCTTCTGACCCGCCAATAGCGCCACGGTCGTTGTTGAGGATGTTTTTGACCTTTTCAATCGCGTTAGAGACGTTGCCGGCAATCGTCTGGTGCAAACTTTGACGGGTCTGAACGGGACTAATGGGCCGTTGTCCCTCGGTGAGTGTAGGCTGGCCGTTGTCTAATGACGCGTTCATTTCGTGAAGCGTCTGGGCATCGGGCAACTGGTACTTGGCTTGCGGTACGCGGGTTAGCTCCGCGTCCATCGCGGTCTCTAACTGCTTCGGTAGCCGGCCGTTGGGATACTTGGCCTCGAACTGGCGCATGAAGTTGTCTAGGCGCTCCCCGACGGCCTCACGGTTAGCCTCATAAAGGTCGGCATGGTGGCTCAGAAGCTGTTGGCGTTGGGCCTCCGTAGCGAACGAGTTATTGTTGATCCTAGACAAGACACCCTCATGGAGCTTATTAACATCACTTAAGTCTTCGACCGCCTTGGCAATGTTGTAGACTAGATCGTTCTTGTTCTTGGGTTGGGCAATGTACTCTTCATTGGGCCTGAACTGGCCACCCTCGCTTACTCCGGCCGGGTGACGTGGTTGCCCGGGACTTAACGGGTCAAGGGGGACGCTGCCTCTCTCGTTCCTTAGCGCGCCACCAACAAGGTCGGAGTAGTGCTGAACAACCGAGTTAAGCTTGGGGGTAATGCTTTCAATCCCGTTGGCGATATGGGGGACAGCCAATCCCGTCCCATGAACAACGCCGCCTAAAGCCGTACCTAGCGCCTCATTGCCAAGCGAGTTCAGGGCTGCGCTCTTAAGGACTTGTCCCGGAGTAGTGTTGTTGGGGTCGGCTAGAGCTTGGCCTGTGCCGCCAGCAACCGCCCAAGGGACGTTGGAAATGGCCGCGTTCTTAAAGCCGTTGACCACCCCTGGGATAAACCTTTGGCCGGCCGTCACCCCTCTAGCAGCCTCACCGACTGGGAGCACTGAGGCAACGTTAGAAGCGTCGCTAAGCGTGTTTCCGAAGATTTGGGGGACTTGTGACGCCAGCGGACGACCACCCTGGACATTAGCGGCCGCATTCTGCACATACGGAACGCTACCGATGGTGCCCTTAATGTAGGGGTTTAGCACCCGCGACGCGCCTGGTACGAGCGCTGAGGCCGCCATAGCTTCACCACCTAGGCCAATGTTGGTTAGGTTGTTAGCGCCGTTCCAAATGCCCTTACCCATGCCAATGACATCGTTGGTAAGTTGATCGCGCCAGCCCAAGCCCGGTGTCTGGTTCTGCACGGGTGCATTAATCGGTTGGCCGGCTACAGCTTGAACAAACGCCGGGTGCGCGTTCTGGAGCATCTGTTGGCGCTGCTGAGGGGTCGAGCTATTGAATAAGAACTTGAATGAGTTGATTTGCTGTTGGCTGGGGCCCGGCATCGGTTGCTGCATCTGCGGCGCAATTGGCAACATGTAAGAGTTAATCGGCCGGACTAGAGGTTGTCCATTCGGGTACATTACTGGTGGTACACTTGCTTACGATATTGGTAAGCAAGTTGAAGAGCTTGGTTGTACGGAAGATTGAGCGCCGCCTGAATTTGCGGTGCGATCTGTTGTTCAGTGTAGTTGGCCATACGGCCCTGTTTAGTCGGGTCATAGCCATTAAAGGCCGACGCTAAGACCTGATTTTGGGTTGGAGCGGCCTGAGCGCTACTCCCATAGCCGCCAGAGTAGGCTTTCATCTGGTTAAGGTAGGCCTGATTTTGCTGTTGCTGCATCTGCAACTGCTGGTTGTAGTAGTTGTTCTGGGCGTCTTGGCCCACTTGGTTTTGGTAAATCTGGTTAGCTTGGTTGGTTTGGTTGACCCCGACACCAGCCAAAGCTTGCTCCAAGCCATACTTCTGATTGGAAGCGTTAGCCTGCAAGTTAGCCAGAGCCGGTAGGTAAGTACCACCAACATAGCGTTGCTGCTCTTGTTCTGGTGCGCCCGAGTAGAACATGCCGTTAGCATTCGCGCCGTTGGTGATGTCGTTAAAGGCGTTTTGCTTTTGCTGGCCTAGGCCCTGCACCTGGGCATCAGTCTGAGCACCAAGTCCGGCAATCTGGCTGTTATAAAGGTCGCGTTGCGGGTTGTATGCCGTATTAAGGCTGTTATAGATATCACTCAGGGCCTGAGCCACAACATATATCCTTTTGAGGTGTTACTTAAAGCATATCTATTTAAGTAAGCGTTAGCAATATCAAGACTAGTTTGCGGTCTCTTGGAGCAGGTAATAGGTGATCGTGTAGGTTCCATCAAAGTCCGGGTGGTTCGTCATAAACTGGCCGACTACCTGAGTCGGCGTGGTGTAGACGGCGATAAAACCGTCAATGACGAATGTTGAGTTATCGATCGCGTAATACGGTGTCGGGTAGTGTGCACCGGCCTTGCGGCCGCCCATGATGTGTCCGGTGTCAGAGTTCTGATAACTCACCGGGGAAACATAGGCGACGAGGCCCGGAGTGTAGCTGAGCCCATGATTGGCCGTCACTTCCTGGTAATCGCCCCCGACGATATTAAAGGTCAACGTTCCCTTTTGAACGATCTTGAAGTTATCAAAGGCCGAGTTAAACGCCAGTTGGTCGTTGGTGGCCGTGGTCACGTCTACGCCCGGCTTCGCTACCTTTAAGCCGTAGTCCAGGCCCCCAAAGCCGTCCGGCTGGTAGCCGAATAGGATTGTGGGGGTGGGGCCGTTGCGAATGATCTTAGTGCGGTTCTCCCCATCAAGGGAGTCTAAGACCTGATTGAGTAGCGGCATGGACTCTTCAAATGTGCCGCCAATTTGGAGCCGACCCGGTACGTCTGTCATGTGGAGTCCTGCGATTAATGATAAGCCTGCCACTATGGTAGCAAGAATGTACATGGTTTGCCTTAGTCAAGCTCAGCGAGTATGGAGTTAGTAAAGCCGCTCGTATCGGCGTAGGCGTTGCCCGTCCCGGCACTGTAGGCCAGGCTTAGTTTGTAGGTGTGCGCCCCGGCAGTTGGAGCCGAAACCTTTACAATGAGCATGACCGTGCCGGCGTTAGCGGTGTTGACCATCGCGTATTGACCCGCCTTTAGAACAGTCGAGCCCTCCTTGATTCTAAGACTGGCCAGTGAACCCGCCGAGCCCGACGCCGTGTTGACTATGGCGGTGATTTTGACGTCGCGGCCGCCAGGTGGAACAACGACCGGTATCGAAAGGTTGGTCAAATCGGTTTCGGTAGAAATTGTGTTTTGGGCAACCGTAGTTTCCGCGTAGCCGATCTTGACTAGTTGCGCCGCGCCGTTGTAAACCGGGTTGCCAAGTGGGTCAAAGCCAAACCAGTTAAGGGTGTTAGGTGATACTGGTGAGCTGTTAGCGGCATTCTGAAGCACCTGGACGATGGCAGAGCCACTACTTACCACCTTGGCGATCCGCAGGGCGTTAGAGCCGTCTGAGTTGGTTGTGAGCGTCATACCAGAGGTGACGTTGTTGGCGACAGCGACAGCAACAACCGTGCCATCGTCTTTGATATCGATGTAGGTGTCTTTGGAAGCGCTGACCGTTAGGGGTGTGCCCGACAGAGTAACCTCTTTGCCGTTAATGATGGCGGTGCCCGATGCAATGGTGGTTGAGAGTGATCCAGAGGTGGCAATCGTGAGCCCAGACACAACAAATGGTACTGTGATCTGCTTTAAATAGGTGTGGGGCTGAATAGCAGCGGCCAAAAGCGACTCAGTGAGTGATCCGGGCGTGATGTTGGTAGCGTCAATCCCGCCATTAACGGCGGCTGCAAGCGCGTTTAGATTGGCGTTTACCACTGTGGCATCGGCCGTAGTGCCGTTTTGCAGTTGGGTAATTGTTACGTTCATTGTTCTTATCCTTATATTAGCGGGGTTGTTCGAGCAAGTACACCAGCGAGTAGCCTTGGAGCTCCACGGGAGTATCCGCGCCCGTAATCACAAACCTGGGCTGAAACCAGCGGTACTCACCTGAGACCGGGACGGTAAACTCGTCAAAGTTGGACTGCCCCCACACGAATGAACCCCAAACGGCTGTACCCCACTTGGCCCCACCGCCTTGGAGGTTGACCGGGTAAGACGCCGGGCTGTTCTGCAACTCCTTGTCCATCTGACAATCAATGGTGTAAGAGCCGGCCTCGGTCACAAACCGCACGTAGTAGAACAGCACTTGCTTGAACAAGCCGGGATCACCCATAGCTTGCGGGGCGTCGTAGTATTCGAGTTTGATGGGTTTGCCTAAATCGCTGTATTGCTGCTCGGCCTTGAACGCTTGCCCCACCAGTGACGAGCACTCGATTAAGAGCAGGGGATCGCCCTTTTGCTGGTAGCGAAACGCCACTGACACATAGGCGTTGTTGTCTAGGAACCACCCACCATTCACGAGGTCGAGCATCATCAGGCCGTTATTGACCGGCGATCCGGCATAGGGGACGTAGCAACGGAGTTGGTTGTTCCACACCACCATGACAATCTTGGTCAGGTCGGCCAAGGCCTGATAGTCGGGGGTTATCGCCCGGCTAATGATGGTATCGGTTGTGCCGTTACAGGAATAGAACCCATCGTCAGAGGCAAAGTAAGCAAAGTTTCCGTCCACCACAACGGCGGGTTGGGTAACAGTGCCCTTGCTAGCCGTGCTGCGGCGTAGCACGAAGCTAGAGCTATCGGAGCCGGATAGTACCCACTTGGCCTTGCGCGCGCCAAACCACAGGTAATCCTGCAACTCGAACATGGAGTTAGGCGCGTCGCCGTTATTGGGTGAGGGGACATAGATGAAGTTGGTTGATAGGTAAGTCGTGGCCGTCCCAACCTCGGAGAAGACCACCCGCGAGGTTCCGTTTTCCAGGAAAAACCAGCGGTTCTTGTGGCTGACCACCAGCATCGCCGGGGCCGAGAGCAAGTTATTGTTGCCGCTATCAACGACAGCAATGGCCACATCGGTTGACCCATTCCACTGGCGGGGCGAGTCAAAGCCGTTGCAATAGACCAGTATGCCGGTGCTGTAGGCAAAACTGTAATACGTCGCGCTCGAGCTTAGACCCGTCGAAATGGAGGTCAAAGCGCCCGTCGAGGGGTTAATCCAATACACGCCGGTAGTCCCGGCTACTTCCTTAATGGCAATCACGTCATAGTTGGTGCCGCCGACATTAAACCGGCCGCCGCCCAGCGTCCCGCCATTAGTTGCAAGGTAGTTGGTGAAGTTAAACCCGTTGCCACTTGACCAGGTTGTGCCGGAGTTGACGGAGGTGAGGCCAGAACTGGCATAGGTCGAAGACGCGCTCCACAAGTAACCACCCGTGCCGTTGGATTGCTGGTACAGCACCCACCAATACTTAGTGCCGCTCACCAGGGCCGGAGCTTCAATGAAGTTAACTTGGATCAGTTGATAGCTTGAGGTAACGGAAGCCACTGAGATCGAGCTAGAGGCGAGCTTAGCGGCCGGCCCTGAACTATCGCTCCACAGCTCCACAATGATCGGAGCTGTGCCGGCCGTCCCACCTTGCTTAACGCGAAAGTCCGCTCGGGGCATTCGGGCCGTCGAGCCGGCTGTGAACGAGCTGGCGGCCCAAGAGGTCGTTGTAAGCGCTACATCAGTGCCGCCAGTGGTCGAGGTCTGAGTTACCCCTGTGGTCTGGCCGGGTGCTACCCCGTAGAAGCCAGGCCCTTTCTTGGTGCCGATCGAGCCCTGATGAACGTTGCGCACGTTGCGCAGGTACGGGCTCACGTTCGGGCCTAATTCCTCGATTGAGGTCAGCGTGTCTTGGCCACCGGCGAAGTTAGACTTGCGCAACGTCAGCTGTTTCGGGGGCGTAATTTTGACCGGCGCTTTGTTGAGGAATTTGGAGACCGTCATTAGATGACCCTAGTAACGGGCGCTTCCATGATGTAGGGGTCTGACAGGCTCATAGCTGAGTTGGCGTAGCGCTGGACGAGTTCGAGCACCTTATCTTGGTACTGCTGATCCATAAGTTGCGACACATCGAAGCGCTGCCGCTTCTCGTAAGCGTGCTTGAGCGCGCCGAGGGTCAAAATCTCTTGAAATTCCTCAGGGATATCCGGGGTGGAGCTGAGTGAGGTTAGAGTCGTCGGCTTCTTGAGGTAGCGAAGCTCAATGCCGTAGCCACTCAAGCCCGATGGCAACGATGGGGCGGGGAATAAGAAAATCTGTTGGGCGAAGTCATACCAGATCAGTGGGATAGCCGGAGCCTGGAGCGTCGGGACGGGGTAACGCTCATCGAACTTATCAAACGGCATGTATTCCAGCTTGCCGGCGTACTGTTTATCCGTCCGCCGCAGGTTGTAGGGCGTCTGCATGTCGGTTGGGAGCGTCCCAAGCAGGCTTTGACTCGTGACGGTCGTGAAGTCGTTTGTGGCCTGCATGTAGCGCAGTTCATAGGTATTGTGTACGTCCCGGTTGACATGATTGACATACTGCAAAATGTCTGTGGACGAAAAGGACGCGTCACCGATCTTGTTTTGAACCTGGGTTACGATGTCCTGGGCGGTATAACTCATTATTGAGACCCTTAGTTAGCCTAATCTTACCCAAAATGCTAACGCTACGCAAAAGGAGCCTTGCGGCTCCTTGCGATATTCCCCTAAGGGTTAGAACGTGACCGTGGGCTCGGTTACCTGATCCACCGTGGGATCGCCTGCGGTGTCCACGCTTTCAGAAACTCCCTCTGTTGATCCGGGGTCAGTTTGGGGAGCAGGAAAGGTAACATTGGCGTTGAAATCCACCAGCGCAGCCTCCGCTTCCTGCAACTGAGCCTGAAGTGAGTTTGAGCTTTCAACCGCTGCTTCGACCTGAGGCTTAAGGTTGTCGACGTTGGCTTGCAACTGTGCCTGAATTGAAGTCAGTTCCTCAGTGCTCACCGGGGTCTCGGTGACTTTGACGACGCTGCCGTCCTCCAAAGTCTTAAAGGCTTCCGCCATGAGTTCTTGTCCTAATTAGATACTTTCAATTCTGACTAAAAGCACAAGCGTTGTCAAACTAGCTGTGCGTGTACAAGCCGTTATCGAGGCGAAGCACGAGGTGGCCGTTATCGAGCAGGATAAAGTCAGGCGGGGCCGCGCTGTGGGTAGACAGGATCATCGCTTTACCTTTGATAGTGCGCTTGGTTGTGCCGGTCACACGGCTCTTGCCGGTCAGGGTCTTGGTAGTGGTCGTGCCGCCGCCGAGAATATTGGCCACACCCGTGATGGTTCGCAGGGTGGTGACTGTTACCCGTGAGCGGCCAGTAATGGTCTGGGTCGAGGTAGCAGTTATTCGCCCTTTACCTGTAATGGTTTGGAGCGTGGTGTTCGTGATCCTGGCGACACCAGTCAAGGTTTTGGCTGTGATCAGACCAATGCGGGCCAGGCCCGTAAGTGTCTGGGTGGTTGTCACCTGAACCCGACTGTGGCCGGTGATTGTTTGCGTGGTGGTGTTGGTGACGCGCGCTTTGCCGGTCAGCGTTTGGACTGTAGTAGCCGTAATCCGGGCTAAGCCGGTGAGAGTTTTGGTAGTCGTAACCTGAAGCTTCGCCTTACCCGTGATAGTCTGAACGGTTGTGTTGGTTATCCGGGCCACGCCTGTAAGGGTCTTGGTCGTTGTGGCCGTGATTCTAGCAACACCCGTCAGCGTCTTCGCAGTCGTGATCTGAATTCGGGAGACACCAGTAATGGTCTTCAGGGTAGTGACTGTGATGCGCGACAAGCCCGTGATGGTCTTGGTGGTTGTCGCGGTTATCCGGGCCAAACCAGTCAAAGTCTTAAGAGTTGTGACCGTGATGCGACTCTTGCCCGTGATCGTTTGAAGCGTGGTAATTTGAATGCGTGATTTACCCGTCACGGTCTGCGTTGTAGTCGCTGTGACCCTGGCTTTGCCGGTGATGGTCTGGAGGGTTGTGGCCGTTATGCGGGCGAGGCCGGTAAGGGTTTTGGTGGTAGTAACCTGAAGTTTCGCTTTACCAGTTAGCGTCTGGGTCGTGGTTATCTGGATACGCGAAACACCCGTTAAGGTCTTGGTGGTAGTCGCCGTGATGCGAGCAACACCCGTGATCGTCTTGGCTGTGACAGTGTTGACGATCCGCTTGAGCCGAACCAGCGGCTTAAATGGTTGAGAGCGTCCGAGGCGTGCCATTAGTAAGTACCCGCCCGGTTAACCGCCTGGCTCGCATATGCGCCAAAGTTGTTGTTGAGCACTCCCACATTCTTACCAATCGGCGCAGGTGGGGGGCCGGTCGAAATCTTGAGCGTAACGACCATGCCGACCCAATGCCCCGACCCACTCAGGGTAAAGGTGCCGGTTTGGGCCCCGGTAGAACTGACAACCTTGTCAGCAAAAGCAATGAACAGGTCGTTGGTCGTATCGATGAAGTTGTTGTCGTGGTTGTAGCCCGCTCCCTGGGTTGCGCGCGTCGCTACGGTCCCGTTAGTCAGTCCAAAGGTGACAACGACTTCACTGGCTTGAGTTGTGGTCGCGGTTGCGCCCGATGTCACGGCCGTACCACTGACAGCCGATGATGATGAGGTCTTATCAACCGGCGAACTAGCCAAGCCCGTGTACTCTAGTGCCGTCATAATCAGGGTGGCCCCGGCGTTTGAAATCGTGACCGTGATCGTGCAAGCCCCGCCAGTGGTCACGGGGGCGACCCAAACCTCACCATCGACGAAACTGCTCTCACTGGCGGAAGTAGCCCGCGTATAGGCATTGCCGAGGCTGTCAGTGATGCCTGAGACTTGGTTGATTGCGCCCCAGTTGTCATTGGTGGCAATAACTATCGTGTTACCAACCGTCACATTTTGGTCAAAGACCACGGTTCCGGTCGTGGTCGTGGGCATCGTGCGGCTAGATTTAGACTGCACCAAATTGCTACTGGCCGAGGAGTCCAGTTCCGCAATAAAACCACCGAAACTAGTGGCGGTAGAACTCCCCCAAGTGATCGTTGTGCTAGTAAACCCGCCATCGCGGGCGACCGTTTCAACCCCCACAGTCGGGGTCGCATACCCACTGTCAGATAATTCCGTCCAGCTCGTCGGCGGGGTCAGGGCGGCCGGGTTGGTGCCACTGCCAACTACACCCAAAGTCGTGTTACTGGTGTTGGCGTTGTTGATAAACGACATCGCCGGAGTACCGATACCGCTGTTAATCTTCCAGCCCGTCTGCAATACGGCGGCCGCTCCCGTTAGGGTCATGCCGGCCACACGGATAACCTCAATGGCTGCACCCGTTGCGGCCGCGTGGTCACTACAGTCAAATGTGACGGTCATAGACGAGGCGGCTGCTAACTTCTCGGCTACAAACATGTAAATGGTGTTGCCACTGGCCGTGTAGACCGATGTACCCGCCAAGTACCAACCTAGACTTTGCGAGTCGGTCATTGCGCCCTGGCTAGTTGTGCCGGAGGCGACCACAAACACCACTAGCAGGTCATTGGCTGCTGGTGTAAAGGAGCCACTAGCGTAACTGGTGGCGTTCGACGTTGAGGCGGTATTTATTGCAAATGTAGTCGTGGGCATTGCTAGCCCTCAAATACGATGTAACACCAGGCGTTAACAGTGGTTCCAAAGGTGACGCGGATACGAGCGAACTTACCCGCTTGAATAATCGGCTCATTGCCGAGAGGGAATTGCTTGATGTACTGGTTCGTTGGAGCGACCAGTTGGAGGTCAAAGTTGCGTACAGCCGTAATCGTGCCCTCAGCCGAAGCCGTGTAGCCGGTAGCAGACGTACCGAGCGAGATAAGGCCAGAGTCGGCCGCTGGGCCGCCAGGATTGGTTAGTTTGGTGACATCGGCACTAGCCGAAGCCGTAACGGTGGCTGCTACATCAGTTAAAATCAGCTCAATCTTGCCCGGGGTGGCAGCAGCGGAGCCGTCGAACGAGATGCCCCATTCCTTGATTTTCAGGTCAATGCCGGTTAGTGGCTTGATCTGAAGCAAGGTCTTAATTGACGTACCCGTAGCGACCGTTGCAAAGGCGGCTGTGGTTTGCTGGGGGCCGTTGCCAATAAGGTAGACAGCCATTAGCCCACCGCCAGGATTGCTTGTTTATCACCACACTTCCAGCCAATGAAGTAGCGATTGATGTAGCTCGCGGTCGGTTCAAGCTCCGATTCCACGCTCATGTCGTCTTGAACCGTGGCCGTGATGTTGGCTTGCTCGACCTTTTCGCGCCAGTAGGCTAGTTCTAGCTTCTGACCAATGGGGTTGAAGTGGCGGCCCACCTCGAAACTGAAGTCTGATTGGGCCTCAAGAGGCGTGCCATTAACCACGAAAGCGCCGGTAACTAGATCAACCGTTACAGCTTGCTTGCCGTCGATGTGCCGCAACTCAAAGGCGATCAGGGGCGATTCTTTCTCTTTGGCCGTCACGTCGATCATGCGGGAGTGACCAATTTCGTCTTCCTCGCGCTGCACGATCGTCGTACCGTCTTGGAAAAAGGCCACGAACAACCACTTGAAACCGAGATTAACCGGCGTTTTCTTGCGGAACATCGCTAGTATCTCCGATTAATGCCAGGCTAGCGGCCCGCTCGGCTTCCTTGGCGGCTTCATACTCAGGGGTAATGACCTCTTGGCCCTGGTTGTGGACTTGTACCAGGTTGATTTGATCCTCGAACTGTTGGCGGTCTAGGCCGGCCGGGAACTTCAGGAACGAGCCATCTTGGAACGTAGCGACGATATCGTTATTGTGGTCAACCGTCAGTTCAGCCGGCTCAACCTGTTGGGTGTTGGCGTTAAAGATTTCGCGTGTTGGCATCTTAGTTCTCGTTATATTGGTGGGTTAGCGTGACTGTGGCCGTGTCACCAGCAGCGGCCGAGCCGGTTGTTTGCAATTGGGTGGTCAGGTAAACAGAGAAGCGGTCAACGGAGCCATCGACTGAGGCGGCTTTACCCGTGGCTTCTGGGCCAGTCGCGCCGTACCAGATGGTGACACCCGATCCAATGGCGATAGCGGAGGTCATATTGGTTGTCAGGTTAGAGTCAGTTGTAGCGGAGGGCGTGACGTACAGCCAGCGGTCAGTGTCGGCCGTGATAGAAATGCCACCTTTAAGGGTCAGCCCCGTACCAAAGGCGGTGGCAGTGTGCGCCCACAAACCTCCGGATACTTGGTTGAAGGTGCCGTTGGTGAACTTAGCAAAGGTGGCTTTCTGAAACGAGTTGTTACCAGCCGTGATCGGGGCGGCAGAGTAAGCCGTACCCTGGGTGCCGCTGTTCTTCCAGTTAATGTCAGTTACGCCGGTCGTTCTAGTCGTGCCCTTAGCCGGTGAGCCGGTTGCGGTGCCAGTGTCCTCTTGCCAATCGTAGGTAGCTGCCATTTATAGTCCTTTTGCTTATTTAATCACATTAGAATACGTTGTGGAAATAGTCATAGGACAGGCTAGCTCGGTTAGTCCAGTTGGTCACGTAGTCCGTAGTGCCCCGGATATACCGCACGGTGGTCGGGTTTAGGGTTGTGTCTTCCTGCATGATGTACCACTGGCCAGATACGTCAGTGAAACCGAAATAGCGCACTACATCAGTATTGTCCAGGTCAGCCGGTCGGTACTTGATCGTTGGGTCAACAATGAAGTTAGGGGTAGGGAAGCGGATATTGGCGATTGCTTCCTTAACCTCGGCTACAGCCGCTATCACGGCACTATCATCGTCGTCGGGGATCACGACCTTGGCCTCGTTGATGGCTGCGATTACACGCTCTTGGGCCTCAATTAAGGGTGAGAGGTCTAGTTCGCGCTCTTGTATGACAACATCTGGTGCATTCACTGTGATTGTCTTCTCAGCCTCGGCAGATTCACGCTCGTTAGCCAGCTTCAGACTCAAAGCAATATCCTCTAGAATGACGCCTAATTCGCCCAGATTCGCCACCTCAACGGTCTCATTGTCAGGAATGTCAATCTGTTTTGGCAGATTCCGTAGCAATGGGACGAGTTGGTTGACCGCTTTGACCACCGGGGCAATATCAGTGGCTTTCTGCTTCTTTTGGACAGCAATTAGGTCTTGGAGGGTCGAAACAACCTTGTTGATATCCTTGGGGCCAGCCGCCTCAACTTGGTTCTTAACCGTAACCTGAGGCTCAACCGAGGCTAGGGCTGCAATCTGGGCCTGGTGGCCCTGTAAGACGGCGCGCTGCACCCGGTCTAAGCCAGTTAGAAGCTCGTCATGCTCGGTCGTGTGCGCCTGGGCCGCCCGATCGGTAGCGTATTTCTCTTGATAATTCTCAGCGAGTCCCATTTGCGCCAATTATAACTGCTTAAGCTACGTGTTCCCATAGCCAGGTCGATTTCCACTTTTTGATGTACTGGTTTTCCACCACGAGGTTACGGCGGCCATTCTTGTCTTCAATCACCCATTCGGATTCGGGCGGATCGTCTAGCGGGTTGTCACAAATCTGGGTGTCTGGATCGGCGCGCAAGTACTCCCAATGAAAGTTAGACTCGCTCAGCACTGATTCTTTCTTGTTGGTGGGTGTCCAAATCTCACACTGCTCGACGTAGCGGCGCTGGTACTTACCTATAAACATCTTGAACTGGTTGCTCATGGCGAAGCTGTGTGGGTAATCAAAGGCTAACTTGAAGATGGACGTGTCCTTGATAATGGAGGTGTCCTGAACAAAGAAAAACTCAGATATATCCGTGTGCTCCATGATGAAGCGGATTTTACCCATTTCCCACGAAAAATCACTCAGTATCAGGAGGGGATAATCAGGGACGCCGATGCTTGCTAGGCAATCGGCCAACCACGGACTATTCGGCGTGGTCGCGACTACGATCGATTGCACGTTGTTTTAGCTCAGTGGTTGAAATGCCGGGGGTGTAGGGGACGTAACAGATGGCAATCCCTAGCTCGTCCAGCTCGTCTTGGGTCATGTCGATCTGTTTGAGGTAGTCTTTGCGCGCCCAATCCGAACCGACAACGATAATGTCAGGTTGGGCATCAAGAATTAACTCCCGGCCGGCGCCGTCGTTGGGTTCAATGTAGAACTCTTCACCAAAGGCGCGCAAGGCTTTCGCTCGTTCGTCATAGGTCATTAGCGGCGCTTCACCCTTGTACTGCTCAACAAACTCATCAGTGTTCAGGCCCACTATTACATCGTCCGAGAACTCATAACAGTGCTTAATGATGTTGGCGTGACCGTAGTGGGGCAGGTCAAATGTACCTATCGTTAGAACACTCAAAATACTAGCTCCTTAATATTGTGCGACCCATCGTTAGTCTCATATTTCCCGTAGTCAATTACCCGGTATTGGCCGGCAACCTTGTCAATTACCGTGATATTAAAGCCTGCTTCCTGGGCCCTGACACAAAAGTCGATATCGTGACCCCCGTAGCGTCCTGGTAGTTCCAGGGGCTGCAAGGTATTACCGTCGCGCGTGGTATTGCGAAAATATGGTGTGCCCAGCTGCTCGAAGACGTAGCGTTTGATTAGCGTCAGACCCGTACCACACAGCGTCTTGCCGGCCACCGTCTGAACCACCGGGATTGGATTGCTCACAGCTACCGGGTAATTGGCCGTCACAATGTCACCCTCGGCGCTCAAGATGTCGTCAATGATGCCGGGCGGCAACAGCATGTCTTCTTCCACGAACAGCAGCCGGGTCGCTCCCGCTTCCAGCGCTCGGCTAGTCACATCGTTGAAACAGTCGGGGATTGGCAGGTCGTGACTGACATACAACCGCCACTCACGATCTTGTAGCTGGTAGGCAAGGGCTTCAACCGTGCGCGAGTGGATCAAACCCCGGCTCGGCATACAAACCGCGATCACAGCGCTTGTATGATCCGATCAAAGGCTTTGATGGCGGCCGAGTATTGCTTTAGCTCACCCAACAATTTGGCCCGCTCTTGCAGGCGGTGAGCTTCCTGCTCTTCGTTCTCGGCCGGCGTCACCTCAAGGGCCATGAGTTCCACTCGAACGCGCCACAACACCTTAGCAACCTGCTCCGCTTGCTCTTTGATGTAGGCCGTCTTATCCTCGTCCGGCAATTCAAACTCACGCGGCAGGTCGTATTTTTTTACCCACTCTTTGTCTAGGTCAAGTAAGGACTTCGCCATGGGGCGTCACTCCGAGTTAATAATGACGCCATTATAGCAGTTATGTTTACTTATTGCCGTGTTTGTTGCCGGTGTGAGCCACACCGTTAGATGTTGAAGTGGGTTGAATGTAAGTTGCCGTGTTGCGGTACTTGGTCGGCTGAGCGGCCGCCACAGCGGTGATTTCGGCGTCGATCTTCTGCCACATATCAAAGTTGTTCAGACCTTGGTTAGCGGCGAGATTACGAACCTTAGCCTCTACAGTGTCGGGGGTTTCACCATTGGTGCTGTCGAGTGTGATCGTTACAGACATACTAGTTATCCTTTATTGAGTTTAGTATACCAAAAGCCCCGCCGGAGCGGGGATTTGGTTAAACCGAGTGGGTTTAGTACTTCAGCAGGACGCCAAAGGTAGCGCGCAAGGTCTTCACGCCATAGATGGCGTCAACCGTGACGAGCCAGCCCAAGTATTCTTGCTTGTACTGAGCCTGAACACGCGGCTTTTGCTGCACGGCCACACCCTGAACGTCTTTGTGGAAGACAACGCCAGTGTGTTGCGCCGGCGTACCGGCAACGGTCGGCAGGTTTTGCGACATGTAAACGGTAAAGCCGTAGATCGTCCCCAGCTTGCCGTCCTCAATCGCTTTACCAGTCCCAAGCGCGTCGTAACGCACGAACTTGTCGATGGCAAGCAGTTGAGAGTTGCCGGTCGGGTCAACCACGATCGAGCGATCCGTAAACGGCGCAATCGCGTTGTCCAGCAACAGTTTGGCGCCCAAGATGGCCGCGTCAGCAATCGGCGTGCCAAAGGTGCCTGAGGTCTGCGAGATACCAGCCAGCATCTCAGTGTAGATATCAGAGTCGATGGCGACACCGATAGCTTGACCGAGGCCCTTGCTGAACTCAGAGCGAAGATTGTACTTCGACTGGACGTTCAGGAAGTCTTCAATTACGACTGAAGACTCCTTGTGCTTGTTGACGTTGATCACAACGCTGGTCGCGGTCTGACCGTTTAGCGTGACCTGGGTGTTCGCCACCTTGTCGTTAGCGGCCACATTCGGCATAAACGGCACAGTTACGCTTTGACCCTGCGAGGAAACCTCAGAGTCGTAGCGGTGAACGAGATTCAAAAGAACGGTGGTGTTATACAGGGCTTCCATGACTTCGTTCGCCCAAATTTGGGGCCTAAACTGTGCGCCAGTGGTAGCGGTCTGTTGGTTAGTACCAAGAGCCATTGTTAAAAATTACCTTAAGTTAAATTGATTAGCGCGGGCCAAGCTCTAGCCCTAATGCCGCCTCCAATTCGGTGCGCCGCTCTGCGATCTGCTCCTTTGATGCCGTATTCATAAAGCGTTCGGCCTCAGCAGCAGTCCTAATAGCGGTCGTTTGGGGTGCAACAGTAGCTTGAGCTGATGGTTGTGCGAGAACTGACTTGCGGGTGAGGCGGTCTCGCTCTTCGCGCCGGGCTTGTTCAATTCGGGTCTCTACATCACTACCGCTAAGGTTAGCTTTAGCAATGCGGTAAGCCTGGTCTAGTCGACCAGCCCAGAAATAGGGGTCTTCGGCCACGATATTACCCATCTCGCGGTCAAGTTCGCTCCCGTCTTCAAAGTCTTTGTGCATCACGCGAAATTCCAGCATGGCAGTCTTAGGGTCAGCCTGATTCACAGGTGCAGCTTGTACCATCGGCACTTGCTGTTGTGGGTTGACGCCGTTGTAAACGGGTTGTCCGTATTCGTCGAAACCCGTATTTTGCGGGTACTGATACGGCTGGTTAGGGTATTGGATCGGCTGCGGTTGCGGCCGAGCTTGCTCTAACGCACGTTTCAACTCGGACTGCTGTGAAGAATACTTGTGAAACTCTTGATCTTGAGCACGAGCAATCTTGAGGGCTTTAATTGCCCCCGGTGACAGGTCTTCGGTATCGAAGCCCCCTTTTTTCCGGGCCCAATTGATTAGGTCTTGCGTATCTTTGTCGTCGTTAGAAGATGCAGAACGCTCAACCTGATCAAGCTCGGTTGAGTTATCCTGGCGGGCTTCCGCTGACTCGGTATCGGGTTCCGCTTCTTCACGCATAGAGGCAACTTGTTCGGCTGTCAGGGCATTGCCCTCACTATCAACTAGTATGCCCTCGTGAACCCCAGCGCCCGTCCCTTGTGTTTCCACGAGGTCAGTTGTGGTTGTCTCGTCCATGAGAAAACTCCTTTATGTTGTCAATTCCTCACTCCGTTCCGGCTATCTCGGAGTGAGGTTTAGCCGGAACGCAATGAACAATTACTCGGTAGGTGCTGCCATATCGTCTATGTATGACATTACTGTCTTATAAGCGGAAGCATTTTGCAAGCGACTGACAGCCTTGATGGGTTCGGGTTCGTCCAGGGCCTCAGCCAAGGCCCGTTCAAACTGCTCACTCAAGAAAAGTATTAGGTCAGCAGCGACCGGACTACGTCGAAAGACGAGGTAATCTTTCTTAAGTTGAGTGAGTCCGGCGTCGTCCACTACTTGCTATTCCGCGCGGCGGCTTTGGCCTCGCGCTTAGCCATATCGTGCTCAAAGGCCGTGTTTTGGGTCTGCTGATCCTGGGTGAAGCCTTGGTTCTGGGCGTCTAGGGTGTGCTGTGACACGTCAAGCGCTTGCTTGTGTTGTTGATCCGCCGTCTGTAGTAAGGCGCTATGAGCGTCTAAGGCTGCCTTAGTCATAGCTTGACCCTCAACCAAGTCTTGTTTGCGCTGGTCGTGCTGGATTTGCATGGCCTTGAGGTTGAAGTCTTGTTGGGTCGGGGACGCCATTGATGAGTTAATGCCGAGTTGCTGTGACAAGACTTGCTGTTTGGCGTCTTCGGGGAGGTCGGCGTAATCGATGGACTCTATAATGCGCTCTTGTATCGTCTTCGGGCCTTGGTTGTCCGATGAGCTGCCGAGAGCTTTGGCCAGTGCTGCCATTGCGACCGGATTGGCGGGTAGTTGACCGTTGGGCATGTTGGGAACGCCTGGCATTTGTGGGCCTGATTGCTGTGGGCCCATTGGCATTGCACCCATTCCAGGCGGGACTTGGCCTTGTGGTTGTCCTTGCGGCGGCCCTTGAGGTACGAGGTCGGAGTCTTTGACGATTAATGAATCAGCTTCATCGTCGTCGTACTCAAGTAGGCGAGTGGTGACGATGCGGGTCAGCTCTTTTTGATCCACATACGGGTTATTCATCAAGATGTTAGCCACGCCCTCGATGCGCTTGATCTCATCGTCACGCATTTGCTTGGCGTTCTGGTCGAGCGTTACTTTGGGTTCGTACTCACCCCAATACATGTCTGGATCGAGTTTCAGCCACTCCACACCTTTACGACCCGCTACCCGAATGACCTGCTCTTCAGTCACAAAGATGCGGAATAACTTAAACCAGATGTCGGCCAGCTGCTTAAAGGCTTCATTCTCGAGCCCTTGAAGCTTGATGCTAAAGCGTTGGTTGGCCTGTCCTAGTTGCTGAGTGATCTGGGTTGCGGTCGAGCGGTGCTCTGGGGCCAGTCCAGCCGTTACCTCATCGATCGCGGCCGTGTTGCGCATGCTCTCTTTGATGCGTTGGATTTCCAGGTCGGCCGCGCCCGTCATGTCAGGCTTTTGGACAAACTCAACTGCGCCCGGTGGTAGAGCGTAGACCGCGTTCGGTACGTTCTTAAGCACGGGGATCATGCTCTTGAACTTCGGGTCAACCAGGATCATCGAGTTAATGTTCTGGGTGACGTTGTCGCGCTTCTGCGTAATGGTGTCGTTCAATAATTCCTGGTTGTCGGCGTTGGGCTCTACCTCGCCTATGCCGAATAACAATGATCCATCGATGGTGTTGCGCTGGAACGCGACTGGTACGAATGGTTTGATCTCTGGTAGCTCTTGCTCCTCCATCTTGAAGACTGGCTGACCAGCTTTAGGATTAGGCGTACCGTCCGGCATGTTGTCGGGTTCAGTCTTAGGCGTACCGTCCTCGTTGAACTGCGCACAGTGAACCTTGCGCTTTTCGCCTTTCTTCTGGAAGACGCTATCACCCTCGTACAAGCTTAGTGTGCGGTTAGCCACCTCAATGACCTTGCCGGCATACTTGCCCTTAACGTAGTACAGCAAGACGATCTCAAACTGATCTTTCTTAGCTTCACCGTCGACCTGGCTGCCCTCGTAGCAGTCCTTAATTTCCTTGTCGAGTTCCCCATCTTGGCCGTTAGTCCAGGTCGGGATCTTATCAATCATATTGGGATCGTACTTCGGCACCCACTCATCAGACTCAGCATCATAGCGTTTAACTTGCTTTGCCTCGTCTTTTGTGGTCAGGTAACGATAACCAGCAAAGCGCCAGTTGCGGTAACTGGTGGCATTGGGATCAAATAGGCAGTCATTGATTGACTTGCGCTCGGTCTTGATCCAGTCGGTCTCATAGTCCCAGGTGCTCCAAAACGTGGCGTTGCCAGTGATAAACAGCTCGCGGCCAAAGGGTATGATCTCCAGCGACATATCGTTCTTGTCCCAGGTGTAATCAGCCATCTGGTTAAGCGCGCGGGTCTCAATCTGCTGTTCAAGACGAGTAGGCAAGTACATCATGCGCGGCTTAGAGCCAAAGGTATTAGCAATGTTGGTTTCAATATTGTTGTAGGTCATGGGGTCGGATAGGTTTTGACCCATCTGCGATTGATACCCAATGTTGACCCGCTCGCCTCGGTACATTTGCCCGGCCTGGCTCCAAGTTTCCTTGTATTCGGTCATGTAGTTAGCGGCCGAGCTGATATCGGCTTGAGCCTTTTCAAAAAGTCCATCTACTGCGGCCGATTTGCTTTTCTTGGAGGCTGCCATATATCCCACATACTAGGCTATAAAGCTAACGCTTGTCTAGGTAGGCATAAAGTTCGGATCATACTGGTAATCGGCTGTTTCGGGTTCGGTGTAACTCCATTGAAACATCTGCAAGGCAATGGCGGTTGCAATGACTGTATCGTCGAAGCAGCCCTCTTGAGCATTGGTGCGGCCATTCTCATCGATCACATACGTCATAGCCTCACGTGCAAAGGTAATGTCGTGGTCTGTCAAACTATGTTCGCGGATCGCTTGGGCCAGGTAGTCCACCATTAAAGGCTTGGTTCTAAGGTCAGTCTTCCAACCGAGCATGGCGGCTGGTTGCTCCCACAACTCCTTTTCATAGTTGCGTTCGCGGGTGTAGAGCGTTGGGTAACGCCGATCCTTTAAGCGCTGGAGTGTGGTGAGGCCGTGATTGTTCACCTCAGTGCCTATTAACGCCCGTAAATACCACATGCCAATGTCGTAAGCAATGTCTCCCAAGCGGTCAGGATCACAGTGACCACGCCAGCGCGCGACCGTTTCCATGTTCTTCTTGTCCAGCACGGTAATGACTGAGTAATCGCCGTGTTCTAGACCCTCAGCTACGTCGATACCGATAACGTACTGACCTAAACGATCCGGGTATTTCCACACCTGTAAGGCTGATTTCTCTACCTTGTGTGGTTCATAGCCGTGTTCACCTTGGGTTAGCTCGATGAAGTCGCCTGGCAGTGACGCCTTTTCGTACTCAAGCAAGGCGTTGATGTCAAACCTTGGCCGCCCGGACGCAATAAAGGCCTCCATGTCATTTGATGGGTACTCTTGGCGCATGCGGTCAGCATCGTTGCCGAACTCTTTGAGCTTCATGCGATACCACATCACTTGCTCGTCTTTAAGGTTGTAGGTGTCCTTAAGCTTTTGCTCTGTGTCACTTAGTGAGAAGTTAGCCGACACTGGTAATTGGTACTCGTCGGCGTCATACCACGCGTAGAAGATAGGCGTAAACACGCTGTCGCCGCGTTTGGCCGCTTGCCAGGTCTCATAGAAATAACCTCCAATACCGTTAGCCGTGGACTCGTGGAAAACCATTGTGTTAGGCCGCATTGGTACGGTCTGCATGAGGCCGGCCACTAACTCTTGACCGTTGCTCCAGAACGCTACCTCTGAATTGTGGAGGATCTGATTAGTGCTAGAGCGTCCTATTTCCTTAGACTCAGCGCTACCTGTTTTGATCTGGCTGCCCAACACTTCGAACGTCAGGTCTTTCTTGGTGTTGTACCTCAATCTAGGTTGGAATGGGCTTTTGGCGTTGTCGTAGTAGCGGCGAAACATCTCGTAAATGTTGCGAGCGGCTTCGTCTAAGTGGGCGACGATGGTGGCCGATTGGTTTTTGTGTGTGGCCGTCCACCAGAAAATAAGGGCCTCGATGATCGTAGAGAGTCCCATTTGTCGAGCCTTGAGGATAATAAATCGTACAGGTCGGCCGGCTTCAAGTTCCGCCAAGACTGCGGCCACGAATTTACGTTGAACAGAATTAAGGGAAAGTGGGACGATACTTCCGTCCTTGTCACGGATACAGAGGTTCTTTTCATTGTAAACATGGAAATCTGCTGCAATCTCGAGGATTCTGGCCTTTCGCCATTCGTCAGTCCCCTTTTGGAGTTTGGCTGATGCAAGTTCAGTCACTCCAGTACCGCGTCAATATTGTGTAGCTCGATTTTGGATTCAGTCTTGTCAGCTTTGAGTATGCCGCCTTGCTTCATAAGCAATGAGGCTGCGGCCACGTCACCCTTAACCGCCTTTTGGAGCATAGCTTTGTAGATCATAGACATGCGAGAGCCGGCGTATATCTGATTTCTACGCTCGGAAACCACTTCCCAAAAGTTCGGGATCGTCTTCTGCCAGTTATAGAGCGTCGTGCGAACAACCTTTAACTCTTGGGCTAAAGTCTCGGCGCTCATCTTCTTAAATTCACCCTCAGGGGTGATAATTGTCCCGCCCGTTGCACAGAAGTCAATCCACGCTTGCTGCTGAGCCGTGATAATTGTCGTTTTTTGTGCAGTTTCCATTAGCCCTAATATGCCATACTGGTTACGTTTGAACAACTGGCTATGATCTAAGGCTAAATCTTGTCAAGTTACAGCAATCGAGGCTTGCACGAACTATCAAGCCATCAAAGTAAATTGAAAACCCCGGAATTTTCGACACTTCCCCATCGCGTTTTATGTTGTAGCTAGTGTCTTAACCGCCTCATCAAGCGTACACACGGTGAATAAACTAGCTTCCTCTTGTTTGGATATCTCCCGGCGTAGGGCCTGTACCCGTTGTTCATAGCGGTTGCGGTAAGCAAACGTCACGACATAGATAACCAGTGGAAACCCGACTGTGGCCGCCTTATAAGCATTAACATACTTGCGCAGCTTGTCCCGCACATCTGGCATTTCCTCACTTCCCCGGTCTACCTCTACGTACCAGTCAATCTCATCGGCGCCTCTAATCCACAAATTGAGGTCGTACTTGGTTCGACTTCCCCGAATGTAATCCTCCACGCTGGGCTCACCCAAAATCGTTAGCTGTCCGGCTCGCTCCGCTTCTACTACGCGCGTATAAAGCTCCGCGATATCAATGGCATGGTCACGCTTCTCATAGATGTCTGACTCAGCCCGTACCCATGTGAAGCCGCCAGGTGGTCGGCCCCCGAGCTTGCGTTCCAAGGGTCTGATATGGCCTAGGCGTTCTAGACGCTGGAGCACGTCTCGGCATTGCCGGCCGTCTGAAGCTGGGCTGGTGTGGGAGAAGTGGAGGCGTCCGAGCTGGGACGTTGTGACTTGTTTGAGCCTGGCCACATCGCGAATGATGTCGTGGTCGGTAGGTGAGAGGAAATGGGAAGCCATAACCACTAACCAATCCGGCCGTTACAGACACGTCTCGGCCAGTAAATACGGGGGTTGTCGCCTCCGACCTCGGTAGCTGTCGGGGTACTGGTCTTGGTAGTCATGCCTCCACCACCCGGAGTCCTTTCTGGGCCCGGGGCTGAGGTTCCCAGACCACTCGCTGTCGCTGGGTGATGTCAGCATCAACCATTGCTAGGGGTCGGCCGTACTGCACCTGTGAGGCGATCCTGACCGCGTGGGCCGTGTTGCATGACTTGCCTGGTGCGAGCGTCACTCCCGTTGCCGGTCTGAGCGTTGCGTCTCCAGTTATCAGGCGAAATACACCCTCGAACTTCCCGAGGTTCTGAAGCAGTGTCGCCGATAGGGCCGGTATCTCGCGGGCCAGGATAGAGGCATCATTTGCTCCCATAGCTAGGAACATCTTGTTACGGGCGTTGGCGAGCACGGCGTCACGTAAGTCAGGTGGCAGTTGGGCCATGCGTTGGTGTGCCAGCGTGAAGCTCACGGCGTACTTGCGCGCCTCGTCTAGAACGGTAGCGAAACTCATGGGCAGGTTGACATAATTGTGGAACTCATCGACGTACACACCAAACGGCCGGCGCTGCTCAAATGGAATGCGTGCCCGGCGCAAGGCTGACTCCCACAGTTTGGCTAGTAGTAGCGACGCATACAGTTTGGTCTCTTCCTCCCCCACTTCTTTCGACAGGTTGACCAGCACGATCTTGTTGCAGGCCAGTACGTCATCAAAGTTGAAGCCGGATTTGGTTTGGCCGAGTGCTCCCCGCAGGCTGGGCCAGGTCTCAAATGGTCTGAGCCGCCTAAGCAGGGGTGCAATCGCATCGGCCTGGCGCTCCGGCTTCATGAGGTTATACTCGCGGTTCCAGAAGTTCTTGACCGCCTCGTCGGGGACTTTCTTGATTAGCTCATCACGGAAGCGTTTGCCGCCCTCACCTGGGGCTAGCGCAGCCGGGATATCCAGTAATGACAAGCCATTGTGGGCCAGGGTGAGCGTGACATTGCGCAGAATGTCCGGGGTGGTGGAGAGTTTGTAGATATCATATAAGCGGTCAAACACGGCCATGACTTGATTAGTGACCTTGTGGGGGTCGCCCTCCAGGACGTTAAAGCCCACCGGGTTATCACTGAGGGACAGGTCGAGCACCACGACATCGTTAATCCGTGCCCGGGGGATACGATCTAGAACGTTGTGGAAGCTGTCACCATGTGGGTCGAGAAACGCGCCACCCCCACCCTGCTCCACGTCTTGAATAAATAAGTTCTCCATTAAGGCTGATTTACCTGAACCTTGGGTGCCAATGACGTGAACGTGTTTGGTCTTATCGGCCTGACTAAAGCCGATAACACGGGTAGAGCCAGTGAAGTTGGACGTAGCGACCACGATGGGGCCGGTGGGTGTCGCGGCTTCGGCCATTAAGCGCTGTCCCCTACCGTATGACAGACCGGGCACACTCGGGCCACCAATGGGCAGACCACATAAAATGGCTAACTCGTTCGGCGGAAGCGTGAGCCGCCAGTGCTCTATCGGGGGTTCGTGACGGCTAATCTTATCCAACACCAGCCAATGGATATTGCGGAGTTTGTAAACCTGTAGATGACCGTAGCCAGACAGGACTTTAGCGATTAGTTTGTGAGCACGGATATCATGTGGGGCCGTGGTCACCAGTTTGGCCGAGGCCTTGAAGTTGCCGTCATAGCCAGTGGGAGTAAATATCACCTGAACCATAACGGCGTCGCCCATTTGGAGACGGCCCAGACTAGTCAGCAATCCACTGATCACTCGAGGGTCTAAATCTTTTACTGTGGGTTTGCCAGTACGTGGATCGGTCAACAGCGGTGAGGGGGTTTGGGGCCTAAGCTCTGCGCCGTACTTCCAGCGTCGCGTTATCGGCATGGCCGGCTCAATCCCGAGTCCCGGGACGGCCGACATAATCATGTCTAGGATAGTGTCTTCTAGGCGCTCCGGGAAACTAAGCAAGTGGTGGATACCCGCTTCATCGGCAAATACTTCCAACCGTACTGTTTCGCGGCCATGAATGCTAGCCCGTTTCATCGGTGGATAAAGGCCACTGAGCCGGCTGAAGAAGTCGCTTGCCATCTCTAGCGTTAGATCGGGGCCGGGAAAGATAACCTCGTAAGTGACGTGCTGTGCGTCCAACTTGGTTTGCTCCCATCGTCGGCGGCAATGAATCCCTACAATCAAAGGGCCAAAAATCAGTACGGGCAAGATAAGTATTTCGAGGCTTCGCCACAACATTAGGCTTTAATAGTAATGCTTTAATTGCTCCCACAGCCGGTTTATGGTTTCCTGTACCTCCCGCTCTGCCGCCGACACCTCAGCAATGACCTCTTGCCTGCGCGCCTTGGCCTTGTCCCGTTCCACCCACTCGCCGTCGATGACAACCCAAATACCCCAGGCGATTAAGACGACCGCGCCCAGAATGACAATGCCGATCATGCGCCGGCCTGCTCTATAATCCGGGCCGCGACGGTCAGGAAGTTTGATAGAACGTGCTCATTAGCGACCGACACGATTAAGTTTGGGCTCGTAACCTTGGCCGCCAGTTCCGCGTTGGTGTCCATCACAAAGTGGGCCATCTGCCGGACGGCCATCAGCTTGCGGGCCTGCAGGCCCAGGAGCCGGTCAACCCGCCAGGCTTCCAGGTCGGCCTCGTAGTCGGATAGAACCACTGAATCTGGTACAGGTGGAGCTTCGCGCATCTCATACGCGGCTTCAGCAATACGTTCACTGATCTCGATCTCGTACATGCATCAAAAATCCCCCAATCTCGCCGTTGAGACTGGGGGAAGTGTGGTGGTTAGGTGACTAACTGTTCCAGGTCGCGGCTTTAACCGCCCACATCTGCGCGGTCTGAGCCTCAGTGATGGCTACTGAAAGCATTCGGGTAACCTCAGGCCCTGGGTCCACGCTCGGAGCATCCGGACCGTCCCCACGAAGTTGACTAAGCGTGTCGATCACTGTCGCAAACTGCTCCTTAATCTTCTGTACGTCGGGGTTACTGGACGGGTTAAAGGTCAGGCCAACGGCCTTTTCGCCAAAAGTTAACTCGCGGGCATCTTTCAGGGGCTCATTCATTTCGCGTTATCTCGCCTTAATTATCCCCATTATCACACATCAGCCGCCCATATACATCTCCGATGCTAGTAGCCGGATTAACTGGCGCTCAGGACTGTTATAGCGCCGCCACTGATCCATCGGCCAGGACAGGCCCAGCAGTTGCATCACGCGGTGTCGGCGGTCGGTCACGCATAAACCAGTGCCCTCGAAGATAAACAGCAACCGCAGGACGCGGTTCAAGACCTCGCGCGGGCAAGTCCCCGCCTCAAAGTCGTAAGTCGGGTGATTGAGGTTATCCACGGCCGCTCTGATCTGCTCGCGCATGAGCTGACCGGTGCGCCGAAACGAAGCGCCCTCCGGGATATCCGTGAGGGCGCGCAAGGTTGCGAGGTGCGGCAGGCGGTGGGGTCGTGCTCCCCAGCCGACTAAGGTGCGAAGTTCGTCGGTTAAGTCCTCGATTTCCATAATGGAGCTTTCCGGGATGGGCCCAGGTTTGCCCGGTACATCGTGGAGGTAGGCCGTTCAGCGGGTCAGGTGGGTGGGTCTCTCACCTCCGACGTAACAACACCAAATCGCCAGGTTGTTCCGAGCTACATGCTAGATGTATCGATTGAGATCAGCGCATCTGGTAAACATGTAGCGTGAAAGTAGCCCTCTATATACGGCTGTCGCTCGTCACTGTGGTCCCGGACGCGTCCGAAGGTGAACCGGTCCAACAGTCGGGTCTGGAGCGCCAACAGGTGGACACACAAGCCCTAGCCGAGCGCAAAGGCTGGCAAGGTGTCCCGTACATCGATGAAGCCAGCGCCTACAAGCGGCGGGCCAAGCGCCCCAAGTTCGACCAACTACTCAGCGACCTCGCAGACGGCACCATCGAGGGCTTGTGCGTCTATGACTGTGACCGGCTGGCCCGGCAACCGCGTGACCTGGAACGCCTGATCGACCTGTACGAGGCCAACCGGTCACAGTCATAGACGCACAAG